TTCCTTTTTGCTCCGGCACTTGCTGGCGTCTACGCCATACGCTGCAGCAGCCTTGCGGAGCTCTGCCATTTTCATGTTGCTGTACGCTTTTTCCTCTGCGGTTTCCTCCACATAGGCGGCCACGCCAGCCTTCACGAGCTCGGCCTCACGGTCAGCAGGAAGGGAGAAGGGGGCCGAGTGCTTCGTCATGGCCTCCACGGCTCCGTTCACTTTCAGCCCGTAGGTGCCCTTTGTCATTCTGATCATAGTCTTTCCTCCTTACTCCGGATCGGCAGCGCCCAGCTCCGGCAGGTCGTCGTCCTCACTGCCGTCGCCTTCGTCGGGATCCGTATCGTTGCCGGGCGTCACCTCTGCCGCCGTAATGGCGGCGATCAGGTCAGCCTTTTTCTTGCCCTTCGGAGTCACGCCCATGTCGGCCGCGAGCTTTTTCAGCTGGTTATATTCCCAGCCCTCCAGCTCGGCCGCGTCGAGGTGGCCCGTGGTCTTTTCCGGCTCCTGATTGTCGGGATCCGTGTCAGCGTCAGGATCCTGCGGCGCTTCCAGTGCTCTGCCGGTTACATAGGCAGCCACGCCCAGACGGACGAGGCGCTCTGCCTGAGCCTCGTCACACATAAAAGGGCCGTCCTCCGGCGTTTTCAGTGCGTGGCGCTTGGTGCCGTGTTCGTCCTCGTAGGAAATGCCGCAGCCGCCGCGGGTTACTCTAATTTTAATCATGCTTTCCGCTCCTTTCTGCCGTCTGGCTTAGCTCTGCGTCACCACCGTGGCGGTGATAAACGGGTTTTCATTGTTCGGCATACATAACGGCGCAGAGCTCAGAGTCAGCTCGCGGACGTTGTGCTTTGCGTCGCTGAGGTACTTCGGCACGTCCACGCCGGTGTAGGTGTGGAACTCGCCGTCGGACTGCTCCACCTGAGTGATCGCGCCGTAAACAGTGCGGCCAGCAGCGGGAGCGCCCACCGCGATCTTGCCCTTCGGGATAAAAGGCACCACGGAGCCGTCCACTTCGGTGTAGGTGTCCTCATAGCTCAAAACGTCAACCATGTGGCCCTTGATGTTCAGGCGGCAGATCTTGGTTGCGCCGGTCGGGAGTGTTTCAGGATCCACGCCGCCGATCTGGTAGTTGCGGTTGTCGAGCAGCTTCAGGATCCACTCGTTTGCCAGAATAATGTCGGCCACGTCAGGGGCCACGAGCACGTCGCTGGCAGGCAGGCCGCGGGAGGTCAGCATGGAGATCATGGCGGCCATGTCGGAGATCATCTGCTTGCCGGACGCCTCGGTGGTGCTCCAGTTAGCGGACGGGGTATAGATTGCCGGGTTGCTGCTGCCGTCGTAGTAGCGCACCTCGCGTTCCTCGAAGGTGTGCAGGTCGTCCACATACTCATCCATAATGCAGCCGTTGGTGAAAATCACCTGCGAAGCCATGGCCTCCTTGCGGCGTTTGTTCATGCCGCGGAGCTCGTCGAGGTCGCCCAGCATGATTACGCCCTGTCTCTGCTCCGGCGTCAGGGTAGGGTAGAGGGCCTCGCCGAAGCCGCGCTTTTTCAGCTCGTCAACGGTGAGGGGACGCCTCGGCGCGATATAGGAAGGCGTGAAGCGCTTCATGGTGTAGCCGTTGCGCAGGATCGTGATCCCGCCTTTGCGGGGAGCGACGAACGGGGACGCCTTCTTGTGCCCCTTCTTGTATTCCACCAGCACGTCGTCGGTGGAGAAAATGTCGGTTGCTGCATTGGTGGGGAAGTAGCGATCCAGCAGGAAGGTGTGGAGCGGCGCGAGCTGCTTCACAGAAGCCAGCAGCGTGTGGGTGTCGTAATAGTTAAAAGCCATTTGTCTGTCCTCCTTCTTAGATTTCCACGGCGTCAGAGAGCAGGATCCCCGCGGTGCGGAGCGCCTCTTTGTCAGCCGCGTTCAGGGTGTAGCTTTCTGCTACGGTGAGCATGTTCGCGTTAAAGTGCCCGGTACGGTACGCGATCGCCACGGTGTCGGCGTCGGTGCCGACTTCTGTGTCCTCCGCGAGCACGCAGTTGGCTGTCAGCGTCTCGCTGTCTGCTGCCGTAGTGCCGAGGATCACGAACTTGCCGTCACCGGCGGTTCCGGCAGAGAGCGCCAGAACGGTGCCGCGTTTATAAGTCGCCGCCTCCGTTGCCTCCTTGCGGATCTTCACCGTGAAGGGATCGGTGGGCGGGTACATGTCGGCGATCAGGTTGTCAGGGCCCACATAGCCCAGATTTTCGTCCAGTCTTTTACTCATTATTTCGCGCCTCCTTTGGTCTGGTTGTAGGCGGCGACTACCGCCTGAATGTCTGCCGCGTCCTGCTCGGCCTGCGTGGAAGGTGCGCCTCCGTTGGGTGCTGCGCCCACGCTGGCGGCATTAGAGGCCGCCCCGTCTGCGGCGTAGTTGGTGAGAAACTGCTGGCCCGCCGCTGCGCTCTGCTGCATAACGCGGAAACAGAGCTCCTGAGCGGTGCAGGGGTTGTCGCCGTACTTGGCGTCGTGTACCATTTTCTGATCCGGTATAGAGGCCGCGATCGAGTCAATGGCAGCGAGGCGCTGGCGCTCTGCCGTCACCGCGTCGGTGGTCTGAGCCGTTGCCGCACCTACGGCGGCCTGCTCGATCTGGCTCACCAGATCAGGCTCCTGAGCTTTCAGTTCTTCGAGTGTCATGTGATTTTTACCTCCTTCTGGTTTTGCCGCCTTATTGGTCGGCCTTTTATTTGCGGCCGGTCTTGCGGCCGGTTTCGCACTTTTCTGGATCGGGATCGTCCCCGGTATGTTGCGCAGCCCTTCGACGTTATGGCCTATCCCGTTGACGTAGAGGACTTTCCGGTCGCGGCTCATGCTCATGTCGGGATCGTCCTCGTCCTCCTTGATCGCGTCCGCGAAGCCCTTCTCCAGAGCTTCCCGCCCGGTCATCCACGTTTCCTTTGTCATCATGCTGCGCAGGGTGTCCACGCCGAGGCCGGTCTTTCCGTCGTAGATTTCAGCGACGGCACGCTCGCTGGCGTCCATTCCCTTGATTAGCTGCTTCATGTCCTGAATGTTCAGGGAGTCCCAGAGCAGGACGCTTACACCGTGGATCATAACGAGGGATCCGGGGTAAACGGTCACGGTGTCACCGGCGCACATAATAACGCTGGCGGCACTGGCCGCGATCCCTTCCACGACGACGTTCACCTCTCCGCTGAGCGCTTTCAGGGCGTTGTGGATAGCGATCCCGGTGTAGAGGTCGCCGCCGCAGCTGTTCAGCTTTACTGTGACGCGGCCCTTGTCCTTGACGGTCGCCAGATCCTCCATGAAGCCCTCCGGCGTGATGTAGAGGCCGGGCTCCGGTTCCCCCGTCCACCAGTCAACGGGCTGCTGGCTCATAACGTCGCCGTAAAGGGTGATCTCGCCCTCGTCCTCGCCGACGCTCGCCATGTTCCAGAACTTTGTCGCGGGCGTTGCCTGCGGTGCCGCTGCCGGGCCCATGCGTATGTTGCTATGTTTTATTCTCATTGGCTTGCCCTCCTATGGCTTGTTTTATTTGCTCCCTTATAACGAGGTCGCGTAGGGCATGAGCGCCCCGTCTGCGGGCCGTTTCAGGGTTGTGCGGGTTGTTGTCCCCCTCGGCCGGTTCGTCGCCTTCCTGCGGTTCCTGCGGGCCTTCACCGCCGCCAGACTGGTGCGGATCCGGTGCTTGCCCTTCGAGCTTTTCGTTTTCCCGCTGGAGCTGTTCGACGTTGGCGTCCCACTGGCCGCCGTTGAGGCGGATCGTGCTTTGCTCGTGCGTTGAATAGCCTTCGCTGCACGCGAGGATCTCCGCGGTGATTTCTTTCACCGGATCGAGCTGTCCCTGAGACGGGCCCAGCCACTCGCTGCCGAGATATGCGGCGCGGATCATTGGATTGGTGAAAAAGCCCGGCGCATAGATACGCCCGCGGGCCACGGCCTCGCTCATCCAGATTTCATAGCAGGGGCGGCAGAAGTCGTCAGCCAGCCACTCCCGGCGCATTTTGAAGGCTTTCCACGCTTCCAGCAGGGCCGCCCGGCTTGCGCTGTATGAGCTGTTGAATTGTTTCAGCAGCAGATCGGCCGGTACTTCCAGAGCCGCGCCCACCTGAGCGCTGATTGCAGCCGCGAACTTGTCGAAGCTGCCGTTCGGGTGCGTCGGGTTTGCAAACTCCACGTCCTCGCCGGGGCCCATGATGTTGACTTGTCCGGGGCCCATGCTGTACTCGTTGGGGCCCTTTGGCTCGCCCGGCATGTCGGGATCCGTCTGGTTGAACGGGTTCTCGTCCGTCGGTGCCTGCGTCTTGATGAAGGCCGTATAAAACGACTCCACCACCGCGGCCATGAGCTCGGACTCGGTGTAGCGCCGGAGCTGGAGCAGGGGCTCGATCACCTGCGCGAGATAGCTCACGCCACGGTATTGATCCGGCCGCTCGGTGTCAATCACATGCAGCACGTTGGGGAGTCCGGTGTGTTCCTGATACGCCAGCACGCGGGCCCACGTCGTCGCCGGTGCGCCGATCTCGAAGGGGTAATTGCTGCGTATGTGGTAGGCCACCACCATGCCGTCCGCGTCCACCTCCACGCCGTCGTATATCGTGTTGCCGGTTTCCGTGTTCTTTCCGGTGGTGAAGGTTATCGAGCCTCCGGCACCATACCCGCCCGGCGTTGCGATCCGGTCGGACTCAATCAGGTGTACCCGCAGGGAGTAGGGGAGCAGCGGGGTGGTGCTGTATTGCTTGATAATGCCTATGCAGTCACCGGAGAGCAGCCACGACACAAGCGCGAGCTGCTGGAGCCCGTAGAAGTTGTTCATGCCCGTGGCGTCGCAGGCTCTTTTATCGCTGGCCCAGAGGTTGAACTCCCGCTCGGTGGTTTTCTGCCAGCCCTCTGCCTGCTCTGCGGTGAGGCCCAGCACTTCTCGATCGATCCTGCTTTTCAGGCGCAGGCCGACGCCTACCACGTTTGTGCGGTTGGTCTTGATCGCGGAGGTGGCGACGGGTGCGGCCATGTATAACATGCGGGCCCGCTGCCTCATGGTGAAGTTGTTGAAGTCTATGTCCTCATGTGCGGATCCGCTCGGAGCGTTGAAGCCCTTCACGGCCCGCTTTCTCCAACTGGCCCCGGCCTCCCCGTAGCCTTTATTCTGCGGGCGTACACTGTCGGGCAGATACATTCCCATTTTTTTGTCGTACCTGATTTTTCTCACCTCCTTGTCATGGAATAAAAAACGGCAGCAGCCGAAGGGATAAAGGAGCGGAAACTCCCTCCGGCCGTGCCGTAGTAAAGCCGGGGGTTCCGGCGTTTACCCTTACCAGTCATGCGGGACTACGCCCAGCGCACGGCGGGCGCTCCTGCCCGCCAGTTCTGCCTCCAGCTCCCTGATCCGGGCGCGGAGCTTTTCGATCATGTCCTGAATATCTTTCAGGGCCGTGCTGTAATGTTGAAGATTGCGGGAGCCGATCCCATAGCTTTGCACGCCGTTTTTGTCCAGCATGTCGGCCTCGCGTTTCAGATAAAGGGCCAGACGCTCGCGTGTCTGCGTGAGCTCGGCCTGAATTATTTCTCGTTGCCTCATGGCGTTGCCTCCTTACCATTCGTCAAATAGTTGCGCCGCTGCGTTTGTCCGGCGCTGCTGCGGTGCTGCAGCACGTTTCGGCCGCGGCTGTTCTGGCAGGCTTTTGAGCCTGCGCTCCACAGCCTCCATGTCGGGGTTAATGATACGGAAGCCACCCAGCGCATAGTTGCGGCAGTCGAGCGCCTCGTTGCGCTCATGGCCGGGGATCTTCACCCACGCCCAGCTGTTGCCCCGCTTTGTCTGCGTGAGCTCCAGCTTCTCAGACAGCAGGCCGTTGAAGTAGTACGAGTCGTAGCCGTAGGACTCGCCCCGCGGGAAATGGCAGTATTTCGCGCCGGGTTCCTGCACCCGCACGTTTGACATGATCGCCTCCTTGCCAGCGTCCACGCCGAAGGTGTAAAGCCAGCACTTGCCGATCACCTGCTCGTTTACCACGATCTTGACTTTCGAGGGCGGCGTCACGAAGGGGATCCCGTCGCCGCCTTTTCCCTTGATAGCAAAAACGCGGCGACGG